GCGCGAATCGCCGGTAATAGTATTCCGCGCGCTGCTCGTCCATCAGGTACTCGTTCGCGTTGTACAATGCCCCGTACAGGTACGCATCCGGATACTTGCTCAGGATCGTGTTGCTTGTGTTACTGTCCGACAGCGCCGGGATGCCCTTGATGTAGGTCAGTTCGACCGTGTATGCGGCGTCCGGGGTCGGGAACACCTCCATCGTCGTGCCGTACACCGCGTAGACGTGCGGCTTATTGTTGCCCGCGCTGGCGTAGTACCAGCGGCCATAATCCAGCGCGACCGGGCGCAGCAGCGTCACCGGGCTGGTTTGCAGTTTGGCCGCGCGGATGTACCGGATGTCGTCAGGCAGGGTCACATACGCATCGCCCGAGGTCGTCGTGGTCGTGGCGCGGACCTCATTTTCCTGCGACCACAGTTGCCGGCTCATTTCGCCTTCAGCTAGCGAGATAAACTCCGGCACGCGCGCCGACAGGTCCGACCGGGCAAGCCAGTTCGTGACCGCTGTTTGCAACTCGTCGTATGTACTGATTGCCACGTTCAGACCCTCAACGAGTTGGTACGAAAGATGCGGTTGTCGCTGTCATTCAGCCAGCGGTCCCAATCTTTCTTGTTGTGCTTGGGATCGCCAAACCGGCGCCGCAATTCCCAATACAGCGGCTCGGGAATCTCCGCGATCTTCTGACGGTGTCGTTGCGTGCCATGCAGCCGCACCGGCTCCTCGGGCGCACGATGCACCGGGGTCTTTTCCTCGAAGACAAACCCGCCCTCGGAGGGAAAGTGACACCAGACCTCCTTGCCCGTGCGCGGATCGCGCCGGACCAAACGCTTTTCAGGCATAGGCACCTCACCTTCGCGGTGGAGGGGACGCGAACGCCCCCTCCTTTGCGCGACCTTCCAGTTACGTCGAGAGGTCGTAGACAGCGCCATGCGCCTTGGGCGCCTGGACCACCATCGACCATTCGGTGATGATCTGGAACTTGCTGGCGTCGCCGGTCTTGGCGAGGTCTTCCGTGAAGAAGTTACGCCCCGGCAACGTGCAAACAGACGCGAAATCCGTATCCAGCAGCCAGATACGGTCGTCGCCCTGGAAGCGATCAATGGTCACGTCCAGACGGCCATAGTCGGACAGGTAGACCGACACGGACCCGATCATAACCGCCTCAGAAGGCGTGGTCATGTTGTACTGGTTCGCAACCACGAAATCGCCCGAAGTGCCGCTGTTCAGGTCCGAAAACGCCTTCTTGTTCTTCGGACTGACGCACAGCATGTTCGGCTGACCGCCATCAATGTACGCAGCCTGCATCGCGGTGTCGATCTGCGACAGCGCGAGGGCGCGGCTGGTGCCAGAGGTGGTGTCACCGTAATAGTCGGTGCCGTCGCCTGTCGCAGCGTTACCGCCACCATCGGAGGTGTTGGTGATCCACGCCGAAAGCGTCGCGGCCTTGCGCGGCGAAGAAGACGACTTGGCCTGATCGCTGTTGATCGTCTTCTCAATGTCGCGCCGCAGTTCAAGGCTCTTGAGAACCTTGACGTAAGCCGTCTCACGATCACGGCCAGCCTTGTCCACCGAATCCAGCGTGCCGGAGACGGAAGCCGCCTTGACGCTGATCTGGTGAATGTTGCCGAGCCGGGATGTGGCCTGCGGGTTGACGTAAGTGGCATCCGACCCCTCCGTTGCGGCGTTCGTGGCAGAAGCGGAAGCGAGTTCCTGTACCTGCCATTCCAAGTAGCTGTTACTTTCACCCCAGGTAGGCTACTGACCGCTTGCGCGGCGGGCTGCCATTTCTGACAACCTCCCAACGTCTCCGCTGGGTTCGGACTGTATCTTCACGCCGATGGCGTGTCTGGCATCCTAGTCTCTGAGGTTGACCTTCGCTTGCGCCATTCGTGATAGTGCTTGTTGCATAAGCCGCGTGCGAGGTGTTTACCCTCACAACCGTCCATCGTGCAGGTTTCGATCAGGGTGCGCCAGTTCTTCGGGACGGGCGCGCTGTTCTGCCACGTTTCCACCCGCTCTTGCTTGCGGCGGATGTTGAAGTACCCGCCTGCGTCAACCCAGGACGCCATCTTGATGGCAAACCGGGTTGGCGTGCGATAGCCGGGTTTACGCGGCGTTTCCTGCGCGACCTTGCCGATGCGAATGCCGGTTTGTTCAAGCAGCCGGATGAAATCCGGCACCCAAGCATCCGTGGATTTGAAACCCATCATAAACGCACGACCGCTCTGCGCGGGCGCCCGCTTGTTTTGGGCGACAAACCCTTCGCTGTCCATCAACCCGGCAATAAACGCAAGCTGGTTGTCTTTGTTCCAATCAAAGACATACGCTGGAATGCGTTGTTTGTGCGCTGTATCGTCCTGAAGCGTCTGGCAAAGCGCGCCATCGCAACATTGAACGATATGCGTTACCGGGTTCTTGGCGGACCTTTTTACCGGCGCCGTATAGCACGACACCGCATACGACGACACGTTGCGTAACGCTGCCGCCGTTGCATCGGCAAAGTCCTGATCGACGACCGACAATTTGAAATGCGGGTAATGCTTCACACCCGATTTCTGCTGCCGTTTCGTGTATCCTATGCAACCATCCCCGAGGTACACCCCGAGAATGTAAGCGAAGTCCTTACCTGCTGATTGTCCAATCCGCACGACTTTTCCTCTGTGGGGCGTGTGGCTCTAAGGAGTTTCCAGCATACAGCCAGATTTTACACGACCAAATGGCTTTAGATAGTCGTGACCGCAGAAGCTGTCTCCTTCGGAAGGTTGGAGTAGATCGGCGTCTCGTCGGGGTCGATCCGGGTGATAACGTCGGAGAGGTCTTCGCGCTCACCGACGGCATTGGACGTGAGATACGTCGCCATCGTTCATGTTCCTTAGCGTTGGCGTGATTTGGTCAGCAGGTACTCGACCGCATCTTCCTTGCGGCCGGTCTTGCTGAGACGCTGGAACGACTCACGCTCGCGACGCTTGGCACTGTCCTTGCCCGTGGCGGGCGTACCCGACTTCGCCATCTTGGGCGCTTTGTTGACCTTCTTGGTCGTCGCGGGTTTGGACTGTTGCAGGTTGTCCCATTTCATGGCTTTGTACATCATCTCCACAGCCCGACTGTCATACGCACGCGCAAGTTCGTCGTCGGTGTAACCGCGAGACTTGGCGTACTCCATGACTTGCGATTTCTCACGCTGGGCAGTGGCTCTGTCCTGCCACTGCGGCAGACGCTCGATAAGTCGGCTCTGTTCCTGTTGAAGATGCTGCTGAAGGCGCTCCTGCTGCTCACGCCGCTGTTGTTCAGCGACGCGCTGCTTTTCCGCCTCCACGGCCTGCTGGCGTTCCTTGCGGTCCTGCCATTCCCACCGCTGACGGTTATACTCGTCAGGGTCTTCCTGGTAGAGCCGCTGCCAATCGGGCTCCTGCTGCGTGCCTTGCTGTAGTTCCTGACTGAGCTGGTCGAGGTACTGTGCGTAGCGCTGTCGTTCCTGTTGCAAGCCCTGGAGTTCTTGCTCATACGCCTTGCGGTGCTGGGCAAGTTCCTCGGTCTTGCGCGTAAAAGCCTGATCCGTCTCCCGGTTGCGCTCCAAGACGAACTCTTGGGCCTCTTTGGGCATCTGACGGAACTGGGCTTTCCGGTCCTCGTCCCAATGCTGCGGCGGTTCGATGGCCGAACTGTCGTCCGGTTCTACTTCGTCGTCCTCATCGGACTCGGACGCATCACCCTCCAACGCTTCATCGCTGGCCGGCTCGTCGTCCGGTGCTTCAGCGTCGTCGGTCTGCCCATCAGTCTCAATGGGCGTTTCCTCGGCCTCGGGCTGTTCGTCCCGAACATTGGCCGTAACAGGCTGACCCCCGGTGTCGGCGGTGCCCGGATCAAGGAGAGCGCTCACGCCCTCGTGAATCGACATGCGGCTGGCGGTGCCTTGCGGCTGGCCCCCATCAGGCATTGTAAAGTCTCCATCCAAGGGAAAACCGGCGTCTCACGACGCGGGTGTTGCTCAGAGGCCGAAGCGGCCTCGCTTCCTCTCCTGGCCGGCCCGCAATTCGTCCAGTTGCTTGCGGGCCATGCGGCCAGTCTCCATCGTGGTCTGCACATGACCACGAACCATGCGGAGCGCCTGAATCGCCATATACAAGCGCTCCCTGTCCTCTGTTTGACCGGGTGCCGAATTGAGCAGCGCCTCCGTGTACTGCTGCTCCAGCGTGTCGAACGCCTCCTGAAAGACCTCGTTGTCCGACACCTGCTGGGCAAGCTCGCCGCGCCGGACTTCGTTCTGACGCTGCGCCGTATCGTGACTATCCACTATTTACGCTCCCGGACTTCCAGCAGTTCCTCATACGTCGGGCGATACTCCCCGACGCGATACTGCCCCGGCACGGTCTGTTGCAGGACGTTCTCGGGCGTCATAGGGCCGCGACGCAGGGCGCCCACGCTCAAATCCTGGTTTGGCGCGTGGTGCGGCGGGCGGCGATTGTCATCGTGCGAGAACGACAGACGCGCTGCATCCGTGTAAGACACGTCACGGTCAAACCTGAGCAGTGGCCCCGCCCCGGTCATTTGGATTGTCGCATCGCCCCCGCGCGCGGGTGTGCCCACCTCATCGAGCAGCCCCGGAATAACACCTTCCAGCGCGTTGCCGTAGTCACCCCGGTTGAAGAACTCCTGACTGTATCCGGTTTCCGGGTCATAGCTCAGACCCGCCGTGGCGCCTTGCTGCGACGTGACACCCGCCAGGACGCCGGCGAGCGCCGGGCCGATAAACATGGTCGCGGGGTTCAACATGAACGGCGCTTGAGCGGCGGCGGAACCGCCCCCGAACGCCCCGGTCGCACCCGCCCCGACACCTGGCGCAGCAGCCGCAGAGCCTGGCGCCATCGCGAGCGGCGTGCCGACACCGCCGACCGACCCCGCCGCCGTGGCCGAAAAGGGCGTGGCGATGGTTGAGGGCGACGCCATGCCAACCGCCGTGTTGATCGCGTTCGACGTGCCTTCGCCGCCCAGGAAGTCCAGCGTATCGGCAAACGGCACGCCCGGATCGGCAAACGCACCCCGCAGGGTGTCGAAACCACGGCTTAGACCCTGGATGCCGCGTTGCAAATCCTCGGACATGCCGCCGCCGCTGCTGGCCGCCCTGTCCGCCGCGCGGCGGGTCGTGTAGCTTACGGTCCCGTAGGGTCGGGCAAGCGCGTTCTGCAAGCCGCCCATTGCCATCAGCTATCCTCCCTCGGGATGTTGCCTTGCCCGTCGCGGGTGCCCTGACGCATCTTCTCTTTCTCCAGTTCCGTCTCTTGCCGGAACTCGGCCCAATCGATGCTGATGTCGTTAGCCGCCTTGGCCGCGTCGATGGAGCCCTGGCCCTGCGCCTTCTGCGCCTCCAGACGCATCTGCGCCTGCATTTCCTGCGCCTTCAAGGTCAGGTTCGCGCGCATTTCAGCCTGCTTGCGTTGCAGGTCCGCGCGCGTCTCCATGTCCTTGCGCTGCTGTTCAAGCTGCAATTCCTGCATGCGGCGCTGGTGCTCCAGCATTTCCGGGGACTGCTGCGGCTGCTGCGCCTGCTGCTGCTCAATCGCCATGACCTGGCGCGGCGGATTGTAGAAACTGTCCGTGGCCTTGAAGCCCACCAGCTCGGCCATGCGGCGCCCGGTGTCCGCGTACTGCGCCCAGCCGCACACGGGGTTTTGCGGACCCGCCGTGGAAATGACGTTGAACTGATCCTCGCGAATCTGTTGCAGCATCGCGAGCTTGTCCTCGTCCCGCCCGTTGCCGAGCCCGACGTTGATCTGCACGTCGTACTGCGTGTGCCACTGACGCGGGTCCATCGGCACAAACTGACCGCGCAAGCGGATCATGCGCTCACGATTTTGATGCTTCGTCACCAGCGCAAGCACCA